ACCAAAAAAAAAAAAAAAAAAAAACAACAGCCGCCCGCGGACACCCCCCCGGGGGGTCTTCCCTATCACTCAGCAAGGGAAAAACAGCTCATGAAAACACTCACTCAAGCAATACGCGCACTATGCGACGGCGCCCCCACCACGCTACCCGGCGGGGAGCGGATCACCGAAATGCCGCTGCTAGATCAGCTGGCAGACGCGAAAACAGCCCGCCGGTGGGGAGGTGCCGGAGGCGGCGGCGCATCATCACCCATCAACCTAGACGCCGCGCAGATAGAGCAGGACATCGACGCCGAGGTGAACCGGGTCTGCTCACACCATATGCGGGCGGCCGATAGGAAAACCCGTGTGAAATACTGGGCGGCGAACACTCCCGGGCTGCACGCCCTAGCCGAGGCCCTGGAATGGTGCGACCGGATACGTGCACTCAACCACATCAAAGTACCGCTAGAGGGCGTATGCCCACACTGCGGGGCGGAGCAGGTCTATAGGCACAACAGTGAGGGGGAGCGGGTAGTTACCCCAGCGCTCACTATCACACTGGACGGGCCGCGCCTCACCATCGCCTGCGGTGCCGACGGGTGCGGGCACACCGCGCACGGAATCACCGGGCTAGAGAATTTGAACAGCGAAACAAAAACTGCTATCATGTCCCTAGCAGGCACAACTGTACCCTAGGCACGGGTACACCAGGCGCACACTAACCCGGGAGCACCCGGGCATTTTTTATACTAAAACAGGCCCCGCACACAACACGTGTGCGGGGCCAAACCAATTTAAAGACCATGAGCGACACAACACTATTCGACATCCTCCGGGCATTCCAGATGCGCGACACCAGCGACGACGCAGAGATCCGCGCCCTCACCGACCGGGACATAACGCGGGCGATAGAGCGCCACCACGCCCGCCAAACCCAACGCAGACCAAGACACAAACCAGCACCCGCATACCGAGACCCTACCGGAGAGGCAGCATGCGCACGCACAAACTCAAAATCCAGGAAATCCCGCTCAAAAACATTGCGCTTTTAGCGGGCAACCCGCGACGCGGCAACATCGACGCCGTAGCCGAATCAATGGAAACCAACGGCGTTTACCAGCCGGTCATCATCAACAAAGGCACGCACACCGGCCGCGAAATGGAGGTTATCGCCGGTAACCACCGGGTACAGGCCGCGCAGAAGCTCGGGCTAGAATCCATCCCCGCTATTGTTCTAGACATCACCGATAGCGAGGCTAAACGCATCGCCCTAGCCGATAACCGCACAAGCGACCTGGCAGAATATGACGCGCAGGCGCTCCTTGACATGCTAGATGATCTGGACGACCTGGTAGGCACCGGGTATGACCTGGATGATTTGGACGAGCTGCGGGCCGATCTAGAGGAAATCGCCGAAGAGATAGAGCCGGAGAAAGACACGGAGGGCGGCAGCCTTGAAGAACAGTTCGGTACCCCCCCCCTTCACCACCCTATCGGCGCGCGGCGGGGCGTGGCAGGCCCGTAAAAAGGCGTGGGCAGCCAGTGGCATAGAATCCGTCGCGGGCCGCTCGGAGGGCCTTCTAAGCGACGCCCCGCACTACCGTTACACAAACTTTATGGAGGTAAAAAACCTCGCAGAGAAAGCCGCCGGTAAGAAACTCACCACCCAGGAAATCCTAGATAGCGAGTTCGCCGAAAAACTACACGAGGTAGACGGCGGCACATCAACCTTTGACGCCGCACTATGCGAAATCCTCTACCGCTGGTTCTCCCGCGAAGGCGACGAAATCACCGACCCCTGGGCCGGTGGATCAGTACGCGGCATCGTCGCCTCAGCAATGGGCCGCCACTACACGGGGCATGAGCTGCGGCAGGAGCAGGTAGACGAGAACCGCGCCCAGGTGGAAGAATCACGCGGCAACTATGACGGGTGGGCGGGCGACCCCACCTATGTTGTGGGCGACTCACGGAAAACGCTAGCAGCCCGCACAGCCGGTTCGGCCGACATGGTGATAGGGTGCCCACCCTACTACGACCTAGAAGTGTACAGCGATCTAGCGGACGACCTTTCTACCATGTCACCCGCAGAGTTCGACGCCTCAATGGTGAAAACCATGCGTGAGGTCGCCCGCGTACTCCGGCAAGACCGGTTCGCCGTTTTCATCGTCGGCAACGTCCGCAACAAGCAAGGTGAGCTGCTATCAATGCACCGGTGCATGCTGAACGCCGCAGAAGCCGCCGGGCTAACCTACACGCAGGACGCGATACTGCTAACCCAGGTTGGCACGGCCGCGCTCCGCTCACCCCGCCAATTCAAACAAACCCGGGTACTTGCACGCACGCACCAGGAAATCCTTGTTTTCGTGAAGGGTGACCGGAAAAAAGCCGCTAAGCGCCTCGGAGACGTAGACGTATCTATAGATCTACAGGAGGCTGTGGCAGAGATGGAGAGGGAGAATGACGCAGCAGGAGAAGCCGCCGCGTAGGCGCTGCAAAGCCCGTAACCGGCGCGGGGGCCAATGCAAACGCTACCCCATCCCCGGCGGCACCGTCTGCAAAATGCACGGCGGGGCCGCGCCCCCGGGCAAAACCGCAAGCCCCCACCCGCTGCACGCGCTGGTAGACCCGGCCCTGAAAGTGCTCGCCCGCGAAATGGTGAGCGCCGAAAAATCAAGCGACAGGCTGCGCGCCGTAGAAAATGTCCTAGACAGGGCCGGGATAACCAGAAAGCAGGATCAGGTGGACGAGACAACGGCGCAGGAGATGCTGATAGCTAAGCTGCAGCAAATGACCGGACAATAAAAACGCGGGGGCGGGTGGGGTGTATGGACTTCCTGAAAATGGTGGCATCCTACCCGCCCGAGCTGGTAGCGGAGGCTGTAGCATCCCTACCCGACCACGTAGCGCAAAAGCTGCTGGAATCCATTACCACCGCATCCGGTAAACCCGCATACAGTACGCCCGGGGAGCTGGCGGCCGCACTAGACGAAAGGACAGTGCAAACCCCGGCGCTAGACCTGATCGACCAGAAGCTAGTAGAAGCATTCAATAAACCGGATTCGCGGCTAATCATCAGCATGCCACCGCAGGAGGGCAAATCGCAGCGCGCCTCCCGCCGCTTCGTAGAGTGGGTGCTCACGCAGAGGCCGGACACGCGGGTAATCATCGCCTCCTACCAGCAGGAGATAGCCACGGAGTGGGGCGGGGTTATTCGTGATGATATACGCGATAACGCGGCGAAACTCGGCATACGTGTGCGCCCCGGTTCATCCTCTAAACAGTTCTGGAAGCTGGACGGGCACGAGGGGAGCGTGTTCTGCGCGGGCGTAGGCGGCGCAATGACCGGTAAACCGGCTGATCTGCTGATTATCGATGACCCGGTGCGCGGGCATAAAGACGCCTCTTCACCCACCATTCAAAAGGATCAATGGAACTGGTGGACAGGAACCGCAGCCGCGCGTCTCGCCCCCGGCGCCCCCGTGATTCTGATCCTCACCAGGTGGCACGATAACGACCTGGCGGGGATGCTCATGCGGGAAAACCCCGGCGAATGGGAGTTCTTGCGCATCCCAGCGCAGGCAGACCATAAGCCGGAGGCCGGGGAGGAAGACCCGCTAGGGCGGGAACCCGGCGAGTTCATGGTGTCCGCGCGCGGCCGCACACAAAAGAACTGGGAAAAGCGCAAACGCGAGGCCGGGCCGAAATCATGGGCCGCCCTATACCAGGGCACGCCATCACCCGACGAAGGCGGTATCTTCCCCGGCACGTGGGCGCGCTACAGCAACCCCATATGGGTTGAACAGCCTACCGGTGAGCGTGTAATCCACGGCATCGGCCCAGAGGACGAAATCATTCAATCCTGGGATCTGGCGTTTAAGGGCACCGACCAATCCGATTACGTTGTGGGCCAAGTCTGGCTACGCCGGGGTCCCCGCTGCTTCCTGCTGGATATGCGGCGTGAGCGGCTTACATTCATGGAGACGCTAGACGCGATCAAGGCAATGTCCGCGAAATGGCCGCAGGCCGTAGCTAAATTCGTTGAAGACAAAGCGAACGGCCCGGCGGTCATCAACTCCCTACGCGGGAAAGTCGCCGGGATAATCCCAGTCACACCCGACGGCGGTAAAGTCGTCCGCGCTAACGCCGTCTCGCCCCTAGCGCACTCCGGCGACATCATCCTACCCGAGCCGCACCTGCTACCCAATGTTGAAGAGCTAGTTGAGGAAGCGAAGCTATTCCCGAACGGGAAGCACGACGACGCGGTAGACGCCATGACACAGGCAGTGAACCAGCTCGGCATCAACCCCATCACCGGCGGGGACACGATAGAAGACGCCGAAGAATGGGGTGAGGACGGGTACAGCATCGGATTCTACTAAGAGAGGGGGCGCCCTATGGGCCGCCTGCAAAGCATCATCGAATCGGCGCGCGAGACCATCGCGGGCGCCTTCAACGGCCCGGCCCGTGAGCTAGAGGCCGCAACCGCGCAGCTACGTGAATCATTCGCCACTATCGAAGGGATGATGGCGGAGGACGCGGGGTGGCGGCGCCTCACCACCATAGGTTCTGAGGAGTTCACCCTAGCCGGTGTGAAGCGCAATAGCGACGTGTGCAGGCTAATGTCCGTGTCCGACCCACTGGTGAAGCGTGGCGTGCACGTCCGCGCCGGGTACGTCTTCGGCGCCGGTGTGGGTGTGACCGCCAAAGCAACCGCAGAAAACAGCAGCCAGGATGTGAACGCCGTCATACAGGCGTTTTGGGATGCGCCCGCAAACCGCCGCGCACTCACAGGCATGCAGGCACAGCACCGGCTAGAACACGCGCAGGCGACCGACGGTAATATTTTCATCGCCCTGCGCACCGACCCCAACAGCGGGGCCGTAACCGCCCGCACCATCCCCCTCACCGAAATCACCGGCGTACTCACCAACCCCGAAAACGCATCAGAGCCACGCTACTATTTGCGCGCCTGGACAGAAAAACTATACGACGCCGCGAGCACCCAGACCGTCCGCAAAGAAGCCTACTACCCCGCCCTCGGTTGGCGGCCCGTAGCGCAACCCCAAACCATCGGCGGCATCCCCGTAGACTGGACAACCCCCATCCACCACCAGGCAGACGGATCACCCGACGGCTGGGCATGGGGCGTACCCGACATCTTCGCCGCCCTCCCCTGGGCACGCGCATACAAAATCTATTTAGAGGACTGGGCGCGGCTCATGCGCGCACTAGCGCGCATCAGCCACCGGGTAACAGCGAAAAACAACAAAGCCGCCTCCGAGGCACGCCGCGCGCTGCAGCAGGCCGCACTATCACCCACACCCGGGGTAATCGGCGCCGTAGACGCAACCATAGAGGCCATGCCCAAGACCGGTGCGACAATCGACGCAGAATCAGGGAAACCCCTAGCATCAATGGTCGCCGCCGCACTAGGCGTCCCCGTCACCATGCTCCTAGGCGACCCAGGGCAAACCGGGGCGCGGGCCGTAGCAGAAACCCTAGACCGGCCAATGCTCAACGACCTCATGGCGCGGCAACACCTCTGGCAAGAAACCTACAGGGCAATCCTAGGGCACGTCATCGACGCCGCCATAGCCGCCCCGCAAGGCCCACTCAAAGGCACCATAAAACAGGCCGCCGGGCAATGGGACATCAAACTGCCCGACGGGGTAGAACGCACCCTAGTGTTCCACTTCCCCGACCTCAACGAGCAGACGCTATCCGAGACCATCGACGCCGTAACCAAAACCTACGGGACAGGGCTAGTACCCTACGAAACCCTAGCCCTGCTAACCCTACGCGCACTAGGAGTCCGCGACCCCGACGAAATCATAGCCGGAATGACCGACCCCACCACAGGGGAGTTCATACCCGCCGGGGCCAACCTAGCCGACGCAATAATATCCCAAGCAACACGCGGAGAACGGAGCGACGAATGACCGTGCACATGGCAGCCGCCGAAGCCGCACAACGCCTCAAAGACCAAACCGAACGCATGCTAGCCCTCCCAGAGACAACACTAGCCACACAATGGGCCGCAGCATGGGAAACCCTAGAGGCAGCATTCGCCGACGCCATCCGGGCGGCACAAGACCCCACCACAGGGGCAGCCCCCGGGTGGCGCATCCTCCAAGCAAACCGCACCCACGAAGCCCTAGCGCACGCCCGCGAAAAACTAGAAGAGCTACTAGCCGAGTACGCGGGCATAACCGCCGACATCACCATCCCCGACGCAATCAACAGCGCACTAGACGCACACGCCAGGATGGTAAAAACCCAGCTACCCCTCACCTACGCCCTCTCCCACACACTCAACACCATCACACCCGAAGAAATCGACTGGATGGTACAGCGTACAACACAGCGCATCACCACCCACACCCTGCGGCTCCCCGCAGAAATCGAAACCAAACTAAAACACGCCCTCATACGCGGCACCGCAACAGGGGTGAACCCAGAAGAAACCGCGCGGCAACTACTCCAACAAGTCGGCGACGCATTCAAAGGCGGGCTGCCCCGCGCAACCATGATCGCCCGCACAGAAACCCACGACGCGCAACGCCACGCAACACAACAATGGGAAAACCGGAACACCGACATCCTAGAAGGCTGGGTATGGGTAGCCGCCCTAGACAAACGAACATGCCCCGCATGCATCGCAATGCACGGAACAACCCACCCCACCACCGAAACCGGCCCAAATGACCACCACCGCGGACGGTGCACCCGCGTACCCAAAACCAAACCCTGGGCACAACTAGGCATCAACCAAACCGACACCGCACCCAAAATCCAAACCGGCGAAGAGTGGTACCGCTCACTGACACCCCAAGCGCAAGCCGACATACTCGGTGCGCAACGCGCCCACCTCATAAACACCGGACAAATACCATTCACCGCCCTAGCCCAAAGAACAACAAACCCGGGCTGGCGCGACACCATCACCCAACGCCCACTGAGCGACCTAAAACAGAAAGCCAAAAATGCCTAAAACACTCACCCGCGAATCAGCAGGCGGCCAACCCACAAGCGACCTAACCGGCGCAAAAATCGCAATCACCATCATCACCCCCGGCCAAGGCTCAAGCGGCTACTACCCACCCGAAACCATCTCGGGCGCCGCCCACCTCTTCCCCGCCGGAACACACATGTACATCAACCACCAAACCGAAACCGAAGAATGGGAGAGGCCCGAAGGCGACCTAAACAAACTAGCCGGAGCACTAGCCACCCCCGCCACCATCAACCCAGAAACCGGGGCACTAGAAGCAACCGCCGAAATCTTCGAATCACACCGAAAATTCCTAGCCGACCGCGCACACATCATCGGCGTCAGCATCAACGGCGTTGCCAGCATCAACCCCGAAGGCGTAGTAGAAGCAATCCACAGCATCCGCTCCGTAGACTTCGTAACCCGCCCAGGCAGGGGGGGACGAATCGACCAAATCCTAGAACACCAGAAGGAGTCCGAAGGCGAAATGCCCAAACCCCATGAACAGCAAAACCCCGTGGAAGAAATCACAGGCACCAACGACACCCTGGAAAACAACACCCCCGGTGAGGCCGTGGCCGGTGAAACGTCACCCGCCAGCGACGAAAACACCGCCGAGGCAGGCGCCGAAGCAGTAGATCCGGAGCCGGGGCCGGTGGAGAATGACGGGTGCGCCGAATCGGCCCGTGAGTCCGCCGTGTCTGAGGCCGCCCGCCTCGCCACCGAGAATAAGGCGTTGCATGAGCGCATCGCGGTGTTGGAGGGTGAGGCCCGCCGCGCCGTAGTTGAGGCTATTGTTCGTGAAGAGTTCCACGGCATCAACGCACCCCACGCAGTGAAAACCCTCACAGAGGCCGGGGCGGCGGACAAGAACCTAGACGCCGAAGCGTTCCGTGAAAGCGTCCGCGCTCACGCCGCCGAGTACCCGCGCGCCCCCTACGGCGCACCAGGCGTCTACGGCATCCCCGCCGGTGGTGGGGATACCGTCACCGAATCGGACATCATCAAAGCAATGAAAGGCTAACCATCATGGCTAAAAACCTCGTATACCCCCGCGCCGAACACATCAGCGTACCCTCCCCCGCTGACGTGAAGAGCGGCGACCCCGTAGTAGTCGGCACCAACGACGCCGGTTACGCCGGTGTGGCAATCATCGACGCAGCGAACAGCTACCCGGTAACCCTAGACCTCGTAGGCTCCTGGCTGATCCCCGTGAAGGAGAAGGTGAACGCAGGGCAGCGCGTGAACGTAGGCACCGACGGGAAGCTAACCACCGGGGCAGGCAAGAAATGGGGTGTGGCCCTGGAAGGCTCCGCAGCCCCCGGCGCCGACGCCCACGTGAAGCCGCTCGGCGCATTCTAAACCACCCCAACGACAGAAGAGAGAAAACTCATGAGCAAAGACTTCCTACACGCGGACAAAATCGCTGAGGCCGGGGTGCCCGGCGGTGATCGCATCATTGAGGCCGCACGCCTGTTCCGTGCAGGCATGACCGGTGCACCCTCCGCCCAGGCCCGCCTGAGCGAAGCCATGACCACTAGTGACTTCCCTACACTGCTGGGGCAGGCCCTAGAAATCGACATGCTGCACACGTACCGTGACTACGTGCCGCAGTGGCAGGGCATCGCCGACACAACCGAGGTGGCGGACTTCCGACCCAAGACCCTCAAAGACCTCTTCGGCCCCGTAGACTACGAGCTGGTGGCTCAGGGCGAAGAGTACAAGGCCACATCGCTGAGCGACACCAAGCACGAAATCAAGGTGCAAAAGTACGGCATCACCCTCCCCTTCACCTGGGAGATGCAGCTCAACCAGGAATGGGAACAGCTCGCACGCATCCCCGACCGCCTGGCGAAGGGCGCACGCAAGCGCGAAGACCGCGCCGTAATCGAAGCCTTCGTAAGCAACGCAGGCCCCCGCGCCACCTTCTTCAAGGGCAAGGCCGCCATTGCGGCTAAGCCGCTCACCATCAACAACCTTTGGGAAGCGTACAAATCCATCACCCAGCGGTTGAACAATGATGGTGAACCGGTAGACACCGGCAGTCTCGTGCTGGTAGTCCCCAAGACCCTTGAGGCTGATGCGCAGCGTATCCTCAACACTGAGCGGATCAAAACCACCGTGGGGGACACCACCACCGAAGAGAGCAATTACCTGCGCGGCGTGTTCACGCTCAAGGTTCTTGACGGCCTCACCGCCGTAGACAAGTCCAGCAAGGCCGCGACCACCTGGTACGTGCTCCCCGGTGTGGGAACCACCAACCCCGCCCTGGTGAAAGCATCCCTGCGCGGGTACGCCGAGCCGGACATTCGTGTGAAGAACGACGCGGGCCGCAACGTCGCCGGTGGAGACATCGACCCAACCGCAGGTTCTTTCGACCGCGACGTAATCACCTATCGCGGGCGTCACGTCACCGGCGCCACCGCCGTATACAACACCGCCGTGTACGCATCTACCGGCGCATAAAAGAAGGGATGGAGGGCCGCGCCCATGATAGAGAGAGATATTAGCCGGGTGCGGCTCCTCATCGCCGACCTGCCAAGGGACGGGGAGGCGGGGTGCGGTACGGGCACCCTCCTCACCGATGTGCAGGTAGAAGACCTGCTAGACCTGTCCGGCGGGAACGTGAAACGGGCCGCCGCCCGGGCGCTCCGCACCATCGCCACTAGCGAGGTGCTGCTATCCAAGAAGATAACGCAGCAGGATTTATCGGTTGATGGCCCGGCGGTTGCGGCTGAGCTGAGGGCGCAGGCTGATGCGCTGGATGCTGAGGCGCAGCGTGACGAAGACCGGGCGGGCAGCAGCGGCGCTTTCTGGGAGGCGCTGGGGGGCCTGCACGGCTCGGCTATGAGTGAGGGCGCATCCCCCCGAGCCACCGCACCCTATGGGGGTGGGTTTGGATGGTACTAGCTAACAGCCGCGTGGTTCCGAGGGGGTGGGGTGCTAGGCAGGCCCCCGTCCTGCTCGGGTCGATGAACAGCACGTGCGCCCTCTACTCCCCCGGGGCACCCGACAAAGACAACCCGCTAGATGGGCCGGGGGAACCGCGCATAGAGTATGAGGGCATCCCCTGCCGCGTGCAAGAGCTAAACCTATCCGGTAACACCCAGGATGCTACGGGGCAGCTGGACGCGGCCCCCCCCGCGGACCGGGGGGGGATCCCCCCGCGGGGGGGGCGGCCCCGCCGCCGGCC